CGGCCTGACCATCGTCGAGATCGTGCCCGACGCGCCCGCCATCATCGCGCCGCCGCTTCCCGATATGAGCGTGCCGCCGATGGCCGATGCTCCCGTCGCCCCTGCGCCGTCGAACGACTGATGGCCACCACGAAGGCCGCGCTCAAGTGCAACAGCCCGAAGCGAACGCCGGGCCATCCGAAGAAGTCGCACGTCGTGAAGGCGTGCGAGGGTGGCAAGGAGAAGCTGATTCGCTTCGGGCAGCAGGGCGTCAGCGGCTCGCCTCCGTCGAAGGGCGAGAGCGAAGCCGACAAGAAGCGCCGCGCGTCCTTCAAGGCTCGCCACGCGAAGAACATCGAGAAGGGCAAGATGTCTGCTGCGTGGTGGGCGGACGCCGTAAAATGGAAATGACCTGATGGCCGCAATCCCCCTCCTCGCAGGAATCTACACGACGACGACGCCCGACTTTCGGACGGCGTACCCGGTGAACATGGTGCCCGTGCCGAAGGCGACGGGCATCAGCGAGGCGTACCTGCGCCCCGGCGACGGTATCGTGAGCGACGGCACTGGCCCTGGCGTCGATCGCGGCGGCATCAACTGGGACAACAACCTGTACCGCGTCATGGGCTCGAAGCTCGTGCGCATCGACCCGCTCGGAGTCGTGCAAGACCTCGGCGATGTTGGCCCTGGCGGTCTCGTCACGTTCGACTACTCCTTCGACCGCCTTGCGATCGCGAGCGGCGGTCGGCTCTACTATCTCACCGGCTCCTCGCTCGCGCAGGTGACCGACCCCGATCTCGGCGTCGTCGTCGATTTCTGCTGGGTCGACGGCTACTTCATGACGACGGACGGCGAGTTCCTCATCGTCACGGAGCTGAACGACCCGTTCGCCGTCAGCCCGCTGAAGTACGCGAGCAGCGAAGCGGACCCCGACCCCGTCGTCGCGCTCGTGAAGGTGCGCAACGAGGTGACGGCCCTCAACCGCTACACGATCGAAGTCTTCGACAACGTGGGCGGCGTCGGCTTCCCGTTCCAGCGCATCGAGGGCGCGCAGATCATGAAGGGCTGCGTCGGCACCTTCGCCTGTTGCGCCTACCAGGAAGCGATCGCGTTCCTCGGTGGCGGGCGCAACGAGGCGCCGGCGGTGTACATCGGAGGGAACGCGCAGGCGAACAAGCTCTCGACGCAGGAGATCGACGAGATCCTCGCGACGTACTCCGAAGCGCAGCTCGCAGGCGTGAAGCTCGAAGCACGCAACGATCGGGCGCACACGTTCCTCTACGTGCATCTTCCCGACCGCACGCTCGTCTTCGACGGCGAGGCGTCGAAGGCCCTCGGGACGCAAGTCTGGTTCGTGCTCACGAGCGCCGTCCAAGGCTTCTCGACGTACCGCGCGCGTAACTTCGTGTGGGCTTACGACCGCTGGTGCGTCGGCGACCCGTCGAGCGCAGCGTTCGGGCACTTCGTGCAGACGGTCTCGACGCACTGGGGCGAGCGCGTGCGGTGGGAGCTGACGACGCCGATCGTCTTCAACGAGGGCAACGGCGCCATCTTCAACGAGCTCGAGCTGATCGCGCTCCCCGGCTCCGTTCCCTTCGGGACCGATCCGCTCATCTCGACGAGCTACAGCCTCGACGGGCTCTCGTGGTCGGTCGACCACACCATTCGCGTCGGCGCCTTTGGCGCTCGCCAGCACCGCATCGCGTGGCGTCGCCAGGGTTCGATGCGCCGCTTTCGCATTCAGCGCTTTCGCGGTGACTCGTGGGCGCACCTGCCCATCGCGCGCCTCGAAGCCGCCCTCGAACCGCTGGTGTGGTGATGGCGATTCGACGCCTCGGCCTCACCCGCGACCAGCTCGCGAAGTTCCTCGTCGAGCACGAGCAGGTTCGGCAATTCGAGCTGCTCTTCTCGACGGTCGACGAGATTCAGACGACGGGCCTCGACGCGGTGACGCTCGACGCCGGCGCGGCGCTCGCGGGCGTCAACAAACTCGCCGGTGTCGTCGCGCAGTTGGCCCAAGACGGGGCGATCGAAGCCTCGAACGCCCTCGCCATCGCTCAGGCTGCCGAACGCGCGTTAAACGCCGTCTCCGAGCTGGCGATGGTCGGTGCGACGCTGCCGCCGATCGTGCCGCTGAAGCGCAAGGGGCTCGGCACGTTCAGCTCGAACGTTGACCAGGTGGCGCTACTGCCGAACGTGGCTTATCCCGTCACCTTCGACACGGTGGACGTTGAGCGCGGCGTCTGGCGCGACTCGGTGAACACCTCGCGCATCTACGTCGCCGACGGGGCGTTCTACAACTTCCAGTTTTCCGCGCAGCTCGACAACACGGCACCGAACGCTCGCCTCATGTGGATTTGGCCGCGCATCTCTGGCGTCGACGTGCCCGACTCGGCCTCTCAGGTGCGGATTCAGGGAAACGACGCGGAGCTGGTCGCAGCGTGGAACTGGGTGCTAGAGCTGAAGCCCGGCGACTACTTCGAGCTCATGTACGCCGTCGACAACGTGTCGATCCGCATGGAGCACTTCCCCGCTGCGGGCGTCGTCCCTGAGATTCCCTCCGTCATCCTGACCGTAACCAACGACATCTGAGGCGCCATGGCCGTCACTCCCTCGCAGATCATCGCCCCGGCCTTCGTGCCGAACGTCAAGGGCACCGCGTACACGTCGACCGCGGCGAAGACGCGCATCGACTACATGGCGTGGACGAACACGACGGCGAACAACGTGACGCTGACCATCTGGCTCGGTCCGATCGGCGCGTCGGAGCGCATCGACGCGAAGACCATCCTCCCCGGCGAGACGTATCTTTGCCCCGAGGTCATCGGCGCACTGCTCATGCCCGGCGAGCTGATTCAGTGGCAGTGCAGCGCGGCGACCGCGCTTTACGGCTCCGCGAACGGCGTCCTGTTTACTTGAGGTGCAGACCATGATGATGCTCGGAATCCCCGTCGAAAAGCCGTTCCCGTCGACCAGCGAGAACAAGAAGAACACGCTCATGGTGATCCAAGACTGGCAGCTCGGTCCCGAGCAGCCGTCGAACGAGCGCAGCGCGAACGGCGAGTACTGGCGCGGGCTCGCGAAGGCGATGCAGGTCGACGAGGCCGAGGCTCGTCGCCGTCGCTGCTCGAATTGCGAGTACTACGACAACACGCCGGGGACGCAGCTCAAGATGGAGCGCATCCCGTGGAACTCGTTCGATGTCGGCGCGGGCTTCCGTGGATTCTGCACGAAGTTTTCGTTCGTCTGCCACGACCTGCGCAGCTGCCAGGCGTGGGAAGAGAAGGAGTTTGAGGGCGACTGATGGGCTCCGTCGACTCGTCGAGCGCGCTGGAATACCAGCTACGCGAAGCCCTCGAGCTACCCGCGCCCGCGCGCGAGTGGCTCTTGCTCGTGTGGCGTTCGATCCAGGCGTTCGACGACTTCGCCGACGGTGACGAGGTGAAGCGCGAAGAGCTCGACGCGCTCATCTGGAACACGCTCGTCGCCCTTCCGTGTCACCCGTTCTTTCTCGCGCACGCGCACGCGCTCGGCGGGGCGCTCTCGACGATGATCCTGAAGTGGCAGGCGTCCGACTTCGTGGAGCGCGACGGCTACGCGGACGCCAAGTCTTTCGTCTGGCGCGCGGGTTTCTACGACGTGGTGCTCGTCGTGCTCAATCTCTGCTACGGTCCAACCGTCGCCAAGTCGAAAGCACACCTCGTCATGCACCTCTACGGCGAGACGCTCGACGACTATCTGAAGGAGTTCGAACATGCCTGATCCCATTTCAGCTTCCGTCCTTGGAGGTTCTCTCATCACTGGGGTCGGCAGCTACTTCGCACAAACCAGCGCCGCCGAAGAGGCGTCTGGCGCTCAGCGCGAAGCGTCGCAGGCCGCGATCGCCGAGCAGCGTCGCCAGCAGGCCGAGATGGAGCGCCTGCTCGCGCCGTACATGCAAGCGGGGCAAGGCGCGCTCGGCGCGCAGCAGGCGCTTCTCGGCCTCGGTGGGCCCGAGGCGCAGCAAGCGGCGATCGCGCAGCTTGAAGCGTCGCCGCAGTTTCAGGCAATGGTCGAGCAGGGCGAGACGGCAATCCTTCAGAACGCCAGCGCGACCGGCGGCCTTCGCGGCGGCAACACGCAAGCCGCGCTTGCGCAGTTCCGCCCGCAGATGCTCTCGCAGCTCATTCAGCAACAGATGGCGCAGCTCGGCGGCCTCGCAGGCATGGGGCAGCAGAGCGCGCTCGGCGCCGCGGGCTACGGTCAGCAGGGCGCACAGGGCGTCATGGGCCAGCTTGGCGCTATCGGGCAAGCGCAGGCCGGATCCGCGCTCGCGCAGGGGCAAGGCATGGCGAACATCTTCGGCGGTGTCGGCGGCGGCCTTGGTATGCTCGGCGGCCTCGGTGCGATGGGCAAGGGGCCGTTCGCCCCTAAGGCGTGAACGAGGAACATCATGGCACAGCCTTTCAGCTACATGCTCAACGTGCCCAACCCCGCGGAAGCGGTGACGGGCGGTCTTCAGCAGGGCGTTCAGCTCGCTTCGATGATGGAACGCGCCGACTTGCTCGCGGCTCAGCGTCGGCAGACGGATCTTGAGAACGCCGCGCTCCGGGCGAAGGCGCAGATGCTCAAGGACCAGCAAGACGCGGTAAAGGCGTTCTACGAGACGCCGAGCGAGAAGCGCACCGCCGCCGACTACGAGCGCCTTACGGCGACGCTGCCAAAGGAGCAGGCCGACAACATCCGCGCAGGCTTCGAGGCGAAGACGAAGGAGCAGCAGAAGCAAGAGCTCTTGTTCGGCGGGCAGGTGTTCAGCGCGCTTCGCTCCGGCGATCGCGAGACGGCGAACACGCTTCTCCGTCAGCGTGCGGATGCGTCGCGCAACGCTGGCGACGAAGCGAACGCGAAGGCGTACGAGAACGCTGCCGAGATGGCCGCTATCAGCCCGGAACAGGCCGAGCTTTTCGTGGGCACGACCCTTTCGGCGTTGCCTGGCGGCAAGGAGTTCATCAACAGCGTCGCAGCGCAGTCGGAGATGCGAACGAGCGAAGCCATGGCCCCTGGCAAGATTGCCAAGGCCATCGCCGAGGGCAAGATCGCCGAAGTCAAGGCGCAGTACCAAGAGCAGCTTGAGAAGGCCGAAATCGCGCTCAAGGGTGCGCAGACGACGAGCGCGAAGGCTGCCGCCGGCGCGTCGTACGCAAGCTCGAAGAAAACGCTCGCTGAGATCGACCGCATTCGAGAAATGACGCCTGCGGAGCGCGATCGAGTCGTTGCGCAGACCGAGAAGCTGCGAGCCGAGGCGCGCGCGAAGAGCGGCGAGGCTGGCGCGCAGGGCACGATTGAAGCGGGTCAGCGGGTGCTCGACACCGTTGCGCGCATCAAGGAGCTCGGATCTAAGCCTGCGTTTGGCGGCGGCTTGATCGGAAAAGCTGCTGAAAAAACCGGCTTCGCTGCGAACGTGTTTGATCAAATCGCCGGGCCAGCAGCCGGACGATCGCCGACGTTCTCCACACAAGCGCAAGACGTTGAAAGCCTCATTGAGACGCTCAAGGCGCAGCAGTTCCTCACGCAGATCAAGCAGATGCAAGGCATGGGTGCGCTATCGAACAGCGAGGGCGAGAAGCTCACTGCGTCGGTTGCGAACCTGAGCCTCACGCAGTCGCCGCAACAGCTCCAAAAAAATATCCAGTACATCGAAGACACGACGAAGAAGGGCATGGAGAAGGCGCAGCGCATGATGGGTGGCGCTGGCGGCGGCGCTGGCGCTGCACCTCCCTCGAACATTTTCGACGCGGCAAATGCAATTCTTGGCGAGGAGTAAGTGATGGCAAGCGCCGAGGATTACGCGAAGTGGATCGTCGCCAACGCAGCGAAGAAGGGCACGCCCGAGTTCGAGACGGTGGCCAAGGCTTACCGGGCGGCGCGTTCTGCAAGCGTCGCCGAGACGCAGACGCAGGCGAAAGCCCCTTCGCCCTCGTCGTTTGAGGGAGCTCGAGAGAGTTACACGAAGTACGGCGGCGGACCCGCCGCGCCTGTCGGCGTCGAGCCAACCTACGCAACGCCGCGCCCAGGCACGCCCACGGGACTCCCCGAGGGCGCAGGGCAGGTCGTAGAGCCGGAGACGACGCTCGCCGGCATCGGTGGCGCCATCTCGCGCGGCGTCGCCCCTGCTGCCGTTCTTGCTGGCGCTGGCGCGCTCGCCGCCCCGCTCGTGGGCGTTGCCGCACCCGTCGGCGCGGCTCTCGGCGGCGGCGCTCTCCTCGCGTCAAAGGTGCTCGGCGTCGACCAGCCGTTCGTCGAGAAGCTCAACGAGCTCATGACGCGAGCAGGAGTCGCCGAGCCTCGCACGGCGATCGAGCGGCTCTTTCAGTCGGCGGCGGGCAGCGCGTCAGACGTGGCCACCGGCGTCGGCGCAGGCCAGGCGCTCGCGAAGACCGCCGCGCCTCTCGCGCAGGCCGCAGGCGGCATCCTCGCCGAACAGCCTGCCACGCAGCTTGCGAGTGGCGTCGGCTCCGGCCTCGCGGCGCAAGCAGCCTCCGAGCTTGGTCTCGGCGCTGGTGGCCAGGCTGCCGCGGCGCTCATCGGCGGCATGGCGGGCTCTCGCGCTGCGCGCACGCAGGTCATTCCGGCGGCGCAAGCGAACGCAGCCGAGCGCGCTCTCGTGACCGAAGCCGAGAAGGTCGGCGTACCGCTGATGACAAGCGACGTTGCGCCGCCGCGCACGTTCGCAGGCAAGGCTGCGCAGGCGCTCGGCGAGCGCGTGCCTGTTGTCGGCACTGGTCCCGTGCGTCAAGCGCAGCAGGAAGCGCGCATCAGCGCAGTGCGTGACGTTCTCAACGACTTTGGAGCAAGCTCCGCTGCGCAGGCATCCGATGCGGTGATGGCCGATCTCCAGGCAACGCGTGGCGGGTCGCTCAGCAAATACGCATCGCAAAAGACCGATGTGATCAACCGGCTTTCGCAGGCCGGCACCGTTCCGGTTCCCGGCGCAGTCGCGGCAATCGATCAGCAGATCGGCAAGCTCACCGCGCTGAAGACAAAGGAGCTTCGCCCGGTCATCGAGCGCCTCGAAGACTGGAAGCAGTCGATTCAAGGGCAAAACCTCACGAACATCGAAGACTTGCGCAAGCAACTCGGCGAGGCGTTCAAGGCCCCGGAACTTGCGAGCGTGCGATCGACTGGCGAGAAGGCACTCTCCTCCATCTACGGCGCGCTGCGCGACGATATGGGCGCCTTCATCCGCGACAACGGACAGCCGCAAGACATCGCGAAGTGGACCGACGCGAACAAGAAACTCGCGTCGATGGCTGGCGAACTCAAGACTGGCGCGCTCAAGTCTGCGCTCGAAAAGGGCACCGAAACGCCAGAGGCGATTCGCGGAATCCTCTTCTCGTCGAAGCCAAGCGACGTGCGGCTTCTCTACCGCAACCTGAGCGACGCAGGGCGAGAGAACGCAAAGGCCGCACTGCTCGCTCACGCAGCAGAGAAGGCTACGACGAACGACGTGCTGAGCGTCGAGCGGTTCGTCTCGCAAGTCGACAAGCTCGGCCCTCAGTTTGGCGTCTTCTTCAAGGGCGATGACAAGCGGCGCATTGAGGGGCTCACGCGCGTGCTTGGCGCAACGCGCCGCGCCGCTGAGGCTGGCGTGATGACGAAGACCGGACAGGAGCTCTATCCAGTCGGCCAACTGCTTGGAGCTACTGCGGCGGGGCAAGCCATTGGGAAGCCGCTCGCAGGCTATGCTGCCCTCGGCGGCGCCGGCCTCATGGCTCGCCTCTACGAGTCGCCCATGGTGCGCAATCTTCTGCTACGAATCCCGTCAACGAAGGTCGGAAGCCCCGAAGAAGCCGCCATCCTGAAGCGCATCACGGGGGCGATCACCGCACGCACGACGACACCCGAGGAACAATGAGCGCCTTTTCCGTCTCCGAGCCATTCCCGACGTTCCACGACCGCGACGGGCAGCCGCTCGACGCGGGGTTTCTCTACTTCGGCACGGCTGGCCTCCCTGCGGTTGCGAATCAGATCCCGGTGTACGTCGACGCCGCGCTGACGATCCCCGTCGCGCAGCCGGTGCGCACGCTGAACGGCTTCCCGCAGTACCAGGGCGCGGCGTGTCGGCTCTACGTCGACGCTGACGACTTCTCGGTCGCGGTGCATCAGTCCGACAACACGCTCGTCTTCTCGTCGCTCAACGCGACGGTGCGCATCCCGCTCGCGTCGACGACGGGCAGCATCAGCGCCGACCGTGTGGAGTACACCGAAGGCTCGGCGGGTTCGATCGCGCGCACGCTCACGGGCAAGCTGCAAGAGTCGGTGTCCGTCTTCGACTTCATGACGCCGGCTCAGATCGCCGACGTGCAGGCGGGCACGCTGCTCTACTTCGTAGACTTCGCAATCTACAACGCGCTCGCGGCCTCCGACGACGTATTCTTCCCCGAGGGCGCCTACCGCGTGACGAACGACGGCACGGCGACGAGCGGGGCGATCCAGATTGCCAACGGCACGGCGGGAAAGACGCTGCGCGGCGCGGGTCGCGGCAACACGGTCATCCACAACTACGGCGCAGGGCCGTGCATCACGTCGGTCGGAAACCCCATCATCGCCAACGTGTCGGTGCACATCTCCGACATGACGATTCAAGGGCAGGCGGGCACCGGGCAGGGCATCTTCTGCGATTACACCTCGCAGAGCGTCTTCGAGCGCCTCGAGTTTCTCCAGTGCTCCGACGGCATCAAGATCCAGCGCGGCGCGCACAACGTGCTTACCGACATCTGGTCTCGCTCGAACACGTTCGACGGCGCGCTCATCGGACAAGAGGCGTACTTCACGACCATCACGGGCGGCACCTTCGAGGCGAACGGTCGGCACGGTCTCAGCGTCGCGGCTGACGGCGCCGCTCCCGCGCAGGCACCTAACGACGTGACGATCACCGGCGCGAGCTTCCGATCGAACGTGCAGCACAACGTCAACGTGGCAGACGGCGCGAACACGGTGCGCCTCTTCGGCTGCGTCCTCCTCACGACCCCGACGGACGCGACGGCGCGACACTTCAGCGTCGACGGTGGCGCGGGCACGTCGAACGAGTGCCTCGCCTACGGCTGCACCTTCGTCGGTCAGAACTCGTCGTCCTCGGTCGTCGGCGTCTACGGCAACGCCTGCGAAGACCTCAGCCTCGACGGCTGCACCATCGACTGCACGGGCTCCGATGCTTATGCGCTCACGGCGACGGCGGTGCGCACCCGCATCGTCAACTGCTCGCAGATCGTCGGCGCGAAGATCGACGCGAGCAACGCGACGACGCAGCTCCTCCCCGACGGCGGCGTCTACGCCCTCCGGCGCTCGTCGAGCTACACCGGCGCGACGGCCTTCGACTTCGCCTCCGGCTACGGGCGGTTTGATACGACGCTGCTCCTTGATGCGTTCAGGTTCTACGCTCTCCCGCTGGTCACGATCTTTCCGGTGATCGACAACACGTCGATCCTTCGGCTCGAATCGTCGCGCCTTTGGGTCAACAGCAATACTGGGAATCTGCAAATCAGCGGATCTGACCCGATTAACTCCGGCGACGGCCTCCCGATCGGGCCGGGCGTAAGCTCGTACACCTTCGCGACGCTTCCGGCGACACGCCCCGTCGGCACGATGGCTCGCTGCACCGACCTCTCGGTCGCTCCCGCCTTCGGTGCCGTCGCCGCTGGCGGTGGCGTCTTCGCCGGCTTCGTCATCTGGAACGGAGCCAACTGGACCGTCTGCGGCGTGTGACAACCTTCGCCCGATGTTTTAGGCTGAACCCATGACCACCGAACAAGCCTTTCAGAACCTCGTCGTCGTCATCATGCGCGCTCAGAAGAGCGGCGCCCTCGAGCTCCACGAGGCCGTGGCGGTGAGCGAAAGCCTCAGCGTCGTGAACAAGGCGCTTGGGCTCGAAGCCCCGCAGCAGACGGCGCCCGTCGTCACCGAGGCCGCAGCCGAAGTGCAGGCGCAGGCGTGACGATGGAAATCATGCAGGCGCTCAACTTGGCGACGACGATCGCCGGATTCGCCCTTACGGCGGTGCGCGTCGGCGCGCTGCTGGCGACGATCGAAACGAAGCTCGACGGCGTCGCCGAAGACGTGGACCGCGTCGAGAAGGCGCTGACGCGCGACGTGGAGCGCCTCGAGCGCATCGTTCAGGCGCACGGCGAGAAGATCGCACGGCTCGAAGCGAGGTTGCCCCATGCATGAGAAGGTCGAACTCTGGACGCTCTTCATCTGGCCAGCGCTCTCGGCGCTGCTCAACATCGTGCTGCGCGCCCGCACCGCGGAGCAGTGGGCCGTCGTGTGCGAGGAGCACCCTCGCCTCGCGGCGATGATTCGCCTCCTTCGCGCCCTCGGCGTCGACCCGGCGAAGGCGATTCGCTCGGTGCAGGAGCTCGTCGCAGGGGGCTCGCGGTGAGTGGACCTCTTCGAGCTTTCGCCCTGGCTTGCGCTTGCCTCCTTTGCGGCGGGTGTGCGCATCGGTGTGTCGTGGCCCATCGGGCGACGACCGCACTCGAAGTCGCCTGCGCTGCCGCAGCCTTGGATCCGAGCGATCCGATTCTGCTCATCGAGTGCGCGACGGCGACGCATCGGGTGAAGAGTCAGCTCGAACACGGCGCGTGCAAAGCGCACCTCGACGAATAGGACGACGATGAGCGACGATCGGCAACTTGGCTTCGTGCAGCTCCCGACCTCCGGCGAGGTCGCCGCTGGCGTCGCTCTCGCCGAGGCGTTCATCCGCCTCGCGCGGCTCATCTACGACTGGATCACGAGCGATGACACCGAGGCGCCGGTCAACGCCTGCGTCGCTGCTCTCGCCGTGATGGTCGACCGCGAGCCCGACGCGCGAAAGCGCATCGTCGACGAGTGCGCGAAGAACCCGGTGCTCCGCGTGCAGATGCTCGACATCTGCGGCGCGTACGAGAAGCACTGGCCCGCGTTCGGCAAGCTGCGCAAGGAGCTCGAAGGGTGAGCGCCTACACGAAACCCGCGCTTCGCGAGCGCATCAAAGACCGCGTAATGGCCGGCGGCAAGGGCGGCAAGCCGGGGCAGTGGAGCGCGCGTAAAGCGCAGCTCGTCGCGCAGGAGTACAAGGAAGCGGGCGGCGGCTACAAGGGCGGCAAGACCGGCGCGCAGAAGTCGCTTTCGACGTGGACGCGCGAAGACTGGGGCACGAAGAGCGGCAAGCCTTCGACGCAGGGGCCGAAGGCGACCGGCGAGCGTTACTTGCCGAAGGCTGCGCGCGAGGCGCTCTCGCCTGCGGAGTACGCCGCGACGACGCGCGCGAAGCGCGAGGCGACGAAGCGCGGCGAGCAGTTCGCGAAGCAGCCGAAGAAGATCGCCGCGAAGACGGCGGCGCACCGCAGCCGGGGCAAGGCGTGACCGCACGCGAGCTTCCTGCTAGGGCGACGCCGGTGGACCCCGCCGCGCTCTACCTCGCCCTCCGCCTGGAGCTCTCGCACCAGCTCGGCGCAACGCCACCGCGTGAAGCGACAACCATCCTTCTCGGGCAGATGGCCTTGGAGACGGGCCGCTTTAAAAGCGCGATGAACTACAACCTGGGCGGCATCAAATGCCCGAAGAATTGGCCCGGGTGCTGGCAACACTTCACGACCACGGAGCGCCTCCCCATCGCGACGGCGCAGAAGTATTTGGCCGAGGTGCCACCGGATGCGACCGTCGAGATCGTCACGCGTGACGGCGACGTGTGGACGCTGCGCTTTCGCGGAAAGCACCCGGTCAACCGCTTCGTGGCCTTCGAGAGCCTTGAGGCCGCCGTGGAACATCACGTAGCGTTTCTCCTCGGGCGCTACCGCTCCGCCGTAGAGCTCGCCATGACGACCCGCAGCGCCGAGGCATACGTGCGCCGGTGCTACGAGCTCCGCTATTTCACCGCCGACCCGGATGGCTACGCGAAGAGCGTGGCGAGCCTGGCGCGCGAGTATGCCCGCACGTTGCCGCCCGACCCCGTTCCCGCTCCTACGCGCCACGCTGACGAGCTCGTGAGCCTCGCGGCGACGGTGCCTGCGCCGGTTCCTCAAACGCCCGTCGTGACGCCGCCAAGGCCCAGCGACGAGGCGCCCGCTCCAGTCATCGCACCGCCTGCGATGCCGCTTCCGCAGATCGGCACCGGCCTCACGCGCGAAGAGCCGCGACCCTGGTGGGTGCGGCTCCTGGCGTGGCTCTTTCGGCTCACCTCGCGCTAGTTGTCGATCATGAGGGCGGCGGTCGCGACGACGATCGCAAGGTCGCGAAGGAACCCGCGAATCATCCCCTTGCGCGGCTCGGGGAGCTCGAAGCGCACGGCGTAGCGTGCAGCCGGTTGCGTTTGCGTCGTTTGCGGTCGGAGGGTGTAGCGGGGTGCCTTCATGCGCTCACTCTCGCGCGTCTTCGTCGGCGGGAAAAGTTTTCGACAACTTTCCCCGCAGTGCCGCGGCGAACTCCACGCTAATCGTCTGCGTGTGCTCGTAGTCCGGCGAGACGAGCTTCGCTTCGCCGTTGCCGAACGAGTGGATGGCCCACCCGGTGAGCTCGACGAGCGGGGCGAGTTCACGCCGCCAGGATTCGCAGTAAGCCGCCGGCGTCGAGTGCAGCTTGCCGTCGGGGCCGAGGCGCTTCACGGTCGGGAACATGCTCACGGCGTCGCCTCTTGCTGCTTCTCGGTGCAGCGGTCGCAGACCACCATCCCGAAGTTTCCGATCGCGCGATACGCCCAGCCCTTCGGCCACTCGACCGCACGGCGGCGGCGGCTCTTCGCCGCTTCGACCTCGCGCGTCGGCACGTTGCGAGCGACGCCGCACGCGCCGCACTTCCATTCAGCGAAACTTCCCATGGGTTCCATCTTACACGCCTTCCTTTGCCGTTAGTGGCCTTCGCACGACGAGCTTTTCCCAGCGACGGAACCCGCCGCGGCGACCGAACTCGGCGAGGAGTTCGTCGAACGGGTGCGCCGCCTCGAGGTCGTCGGGCAATCGCGCACGCACCTCGCCCTGCTCGTAGACAAGCGCGCAGGGCGTCTTTGGCATCGCCAGCGCAGCGAAGAGCACGCGCAGCGGCGGGAGCTCGTGGAGAGGCTTCCAGGGGCCGCAGCAGAGCGAGGTGACGGCCACGTCGAGTTTCCAGAGGTCGTGCGACACGAGCGCGGAGAGGTCGGGCACGGTGACGACGAGGCGCGGCGCCGGGTCGCTCTTCGCGACGACGGAACACGCCTCGCCGCTCTGCGTCCTGACGTTCACCTCGATGCGCTCGGGGCCGAGGCTCCACGTCATCTTCCCGGTGTCGTAAACGATGGTCCCCTTGTCGCGGTCGAAGCGCGGCTCGGAGCGATGGCCCCTCGCGTACTCGCTCGCCGTCGTCCAGTTCCAGGCGATGCCGTGCGTCTTCGGAATTCGCGTCGCCCATCCGTGATGGTAGCTGCGCGCGAGGCGAATCGCCATGCGGGCGATCGTGTCGTGGTCGGTCATGTTGTGGCCTTCTTCAGTTGGTCTCTCAGCGATTCGACGAGCCTCCGAAGCTCGTCGCGTTCCTGCATCATGAGCAGCACGGGGTCGCGCTGCTCTTTGCTCTCTCGCCTCGTCGCGCCGCGCGCGAGTGCGCAGCCGCACGACGTGACGAGACCGGCGCGGAGTAGTGTGCCGAGCACCGCGCGCTCGCGTCCGCACTTGCAGCGCGCTCGCCAGACGGCGCCGCGCCCTGCTGCGCTCGGCACGCGCTCGACGACGCTCAAGCGCCCGTACGTCTTTCCAAGTTCGTCGATTGCCTTGGGCATTTCTTGCACTTTCGACGCACGCGCCCGAAGCGCAGGTGAGTGTCCCCGATGGTCGACGCCTCGCCGCAGCGAAGGCAGCGCACATCCCACGTCGAGAACTGCTGTTTCTCCGCGGCGTGTTCGGCGACGAGCACGAGCTTCAACTCGGCGAAGCGTCGGCGCATTCGCTCGGCCTTCCCCTCGCGCATCATGCAACCGCAGGAGCGCATCCCGCCGCGAATGTGTGTGAGGCTGCGATTGCGCACCTCGGCACCGCAGTCGCAGCGAAAAATGGTCGGGCGCACGCTCGTGCACGTCAGCCGGTAGTAACGCCGCCCGACCTCGAGCGGCGGAAGCTCTTCAATCTTTCGTTGGTACGTCACAGCAGGCGTGCCTCGTGGTGAATTGTTCGATCGCGCTCATGAGCTCGGCGGCGGGCACCGGAAGCGCCAGGTGAAGCGCGCCGGTGCAGCGTCCGCAGTAGAGCGTGACGGTCCTACTGCCGGGGAGCTGATGGATCGTGAGGTGGTCGCGGGTCATGGCGCGGCCTCCAGTGCGGCGACGAGCGTGGCCAGCGCCTCGTCGCTGTCGGGATAGACCGGCGCGACGTTGCCCTTCCACGCATCCCGCACCAGCGCGAGCAGGCAACCGAGCGTCGCGGGGTCGGAGAGGTCGGGGAAGATGTCGGGCACGTTCTTCCAGAAGTACGACGTTTGATCGGACTCGCCGATCATGTCTTCGGTGAGCCACACCACGCGGAAGCGCAGCGGCTCGACCTGCATGCCTTCCATCCACCGCCAATGCTTGCAGGCCACCGCGCGGCGGCCGAGGTCTTCGAGGGTCATCGGTCCCCCTTCATCGCGCCCTTCAGCGCCTTCACGAGCCCCATCGCGGCCTCGTAGTGCAGCGTCAGCGTCGCGTGGCGGTCGTCGTCCACGAGCACGAGCACGTCGAAGCACGGGCGGTCGTAGTCGTCCATGTGCCCAGCCTCGAACGTGATGCGCACGGAGGCTGACCCGCCGTTGTGGTTGCGCGCGCAGTTGTCGACGATGGTCGGTGTCATGGTGAATCCTCCGCTCATTTGCTGGACTCCAGTTTTTGGCCAATGCGATTAACAAGTTCGATGAGACCGTCTACCCCGGACGGTGAAACGGTGATGGCCTCGATGGTTGCAAGTTCTCGATGAGCGTCGACCAGTAGTGCGCGAAGCGCAGCGCACTCCTCTTCCGCCATCGCCCGCGCGGCGGCGCGAAGCAGGTCCATGAGCTTGCCGAACGAGATCTCCCCGTCGTTGTACTCGTGCAGCACCGTCCTCACGCCTTCGTAGCTGAGGCCGTACTCGCGCATTTGCTCGGCCTCTTGGCGGATCATCGCGGAGAAGTTCTGCGCCGCGAAAGTCTTCATGCGCTCGCACTCCGCCTCCAGCCGCGAGCACTCCTCGTGCATGACGCGTCCGAGGTCTTGATAGTCCGCAAGCGCCTGATCGCGCTCTGCTTCAAGCTCCCGCACGCGGGCGATGAGCGTCATCACATCGTCGCGCGCGTCGCTATTTGCGAGTCGGCCTTTGGGCCAGCGTTCTTCCATTTCGTCGATGATTTCCCGGAGGGTGCTGGTGAACGGCATCGGTGGCAACGGCTTCCACGGCTTCATGGCTCCTCCGGGATCGGCAGGGCGCGGATTATCCGTGCGTGCAAAGCTCCTTTGCAGGGGCATGACTCCGCAGGGCAAACGATCGCCGCTGCGGCTTTTTCCCGCATCGCCTCCGCCCCGCGGCGGTAGGCGTTGGTCCACTTCGCATCGATGTACGCCTCCCGCGTCGCGCGAAGCTCCGCGCCTTGGTCTTCCACGCGCACGAGAAGCTCGTCGCGTTCGTTGGTGAGGCGGTCCACCTCGGCGCGCGATTCGCCCAAGCGGTCTTGCAGCATGTCCACGATGGCGGTCCTGCTGCTGACGAAGCGTCGCACCGCGTCGATGGGCATCTCGTTTCCGTGTCGATTGCACAGGTCGCCGGCTTCGTACATGTCCGCAGACCACATGCGGCACGACGTTTTGACGCGCTCCACCTCTTCCGTCTCGCGCTTGAGCATCACCTGCCAATGTGTGCTCGCGTCGGAAAGTCGCTCCACCTCGGCGCGCGCTTCGTCGCGTTCGCGCTTGACCGTCTCGAGCTCCGCTTCGAGTTCTTCGATCGTCTTCATGCCCCATGCTCCTTCAAGTAACGAACCTCAGCCTCGAACGCCGTCGAGGCGACGCTACGCGCCGCCGCCAGGCGCTCGCCGAAGCCGGGGGCCTCGTAGTGCCACTCGGCGTGGTCGGCGTCGCCAAGGTGGCAGACGAGCGCAGCAGCGGCGGCGCTACGGGCGGCGCGTGCAATGCGACCAACGCGCGTGTCGTGACGAAGCTTGGATCCCCAGTACGGGCCGCAGGCGTCGTCGGCGAGTTGGTCGGCGATTGCCATAACCAGGAGGCTCATCAGAGGGCCTCGGTCGCGGCGTTGTAGCGCGCCATCTGCCGCTGGCAGCGCTTGCGGTCGTCGGCGTGCATCGCGGCCAGCTCGCGGTCGGAAATGCGCACCGAGCGCGTCCAGCACTGGTTGTAGACCGACCAGAAGGTGATGCTGCCGTCGCGGTGAAGAGTAACCTTATCCATCGTCGTTGCCTTTCTCAGTTCCCCGCCCATTCGGCGGCGTCGTCGCGATTGCGTCGACGAGTGATGTTCTACGAAAGAAAAGAGGTCTCGTCTACCTCTTTTTGACGAAGGCTTCGATTTCTTCGCGCGCGTGGGAAAACCCACGGCAAACTAGCACCGTGTGACCGATGCTCCGCAGGTAGGCGTGCCAGTCGCGTTGTTCGGCGGACACGCTTCCGCCCTCGGCGCGCTTCATCTCGATCCACAGACACCACGCGGGCACGAAGAGGTCGGGCACACCCGCCGAGACGCCTTCGGCCTTTAGCTTCGCGCCGGTCGTCCTCGACCGCTGCGAACCGTTCGGAATGGCGAAGATGCGCACGCCACCGCGCGTTACGAGCCCGAACGTCTGGCGGAACCATCGAACGAGGTTGCGTTGCTCCTCGTGCTCGGTGGGGACTCTCAGAATGGGATCAGCTGAAGCCACGCCGGGCACTCGTTTTCGGCTTCGGCGAACTCGCGCGGCGGGCTTTGCTCGAACAGTCTGCACTTTGCACCTTCTTCCCAGTCGCCAAATCGGCTGACGTAGTTGTCGCAGTTCACGCAGCATTTCGGCGGGTTGTTCGCGACCGAACGCCACTCTTGGATCGTCTTCAGCTTCACCATTCGCGCCTCCTCATGTCCACAAATCGCGCGTTGTCTGGGCGGCGTTTGAACGTCACGAGCCGCGGCGGCTTCGCGCCGTTCATCGCTGCGGCGACGGCGTTTAGGTCGCCTTCGAGCGCCCAGCCCGGCGAGACGCCTGCACTCTGCGCGATGCTTGCCAGGATGCGGCACGCCTTGTCGCCGGCGTAGCCTGGATGGCGCACCGTTAGGTACTCGTCGACGGGTGCGTCGGAGATCGCGCCGTAGTAACGGACGCGCAGCATCTCGAGGCCGTTCGACGCGCTGACGTGGCGGCGCCACTCCCACTCGGTGACGATGAGGTCGGAGCCGTCGCGCCCCATGATGTCGTCGTTCCGAAGCGCGAACTTCTTCTCAGGCGGCGGCGAAAACTCGAAGCCGCAGGAAGGGCAGGTTCGCGCCGTCGGGTGCACGAGCTCCCCGCACTCGTCGCACACTTTGACCGGCGCTTCGCCATCGCCTTCGCCTGCCTTGTCGGGCGGCTGCACGGCGGTAATGGGCCCATGCGTTGCGACGACGCCAGCGAAGTCGAGGACCAGACAGTGATCGGCGTGCGCTTTCGGCCTGAGCCCGCGACCCGCCATCTGCACGTAGAGGCTCGGCGAGAGCGTTGGGCGAAGCATCGCGATCAGGTCGATGTTCGGTGCGTCGAACCCCGTCGTGAGGACGTTCGCGTTCGTGAGGGCACGCAGCTCGCCGCGCTTAAACGCCGCTAGGACGCGCTGACGCTCAGCCTTCGGCGTCTCGCCTGTCACGCACGCAGCGGCGACGCCTTCGGCCTGTAGGGCGTCGCAAACGTGGCGTGCGTGCTCGACGCCGCAGCAGAAGAAAAGCCACGAGCGGCGGTCACCTGCGAGCGCGAGAACCTCGCGCACGACGGCGGCGTTTTTGTCGGCGGTGTCGACCGCCGCTTGCAGCTCGCTCTCGATGTACTCGCCGCCGCGCTTGTGCACGCCATCGGTGCTCAGCTTCGCCTGCGTGACCTTCGAGCGCAGCGGGGCGAGGTGCTTCTTGTGCACGAGTTCCTCGATGCTCACCGGCTCGATGAGGTCGGCGAAGAGCGCGGGCTCGTCGGTGATGAGGCCGTGCCCGAGACGGTACGGCGTCGCGGTGAGACCGACGACGCGCAGCTTGGGGTTGATGCGCACGAGGTCGGCGATGAACGTGCGATAGCCGCCCTCGTCCTTGTGCGAGACGAGGTGGCACTCGTCG